CAACAATGCGTTCAACTTCGCCGGGATTCATGCTTCTGTACCTCTTCTAGGTTTTCAAAGTACATCGCATCAAAACCCCGCTGCCATTCCTTGTATTGATTGGTTCCCGGTTTGTAGGGGTTCTCAACGTAACCCCCTTTGAAGGCTCGTCCCCCTGCCTCGTGTTGGTGACGCAAGGGGATGCCAAATCGCTTGTATACGCTGCTGTTGTTATTCACAGGTCTTCCTCCCTGTTTCTGGATCAAAGAAACATGCCGCACCCATGTTTTCGTCAATGTAATCCTCTTTTTGTTCAGGTTTTTCTTCGACCACTTCCTCATCCTTGCTGGCATTCAAGATGCCATACCGCTTACCAGCAGCACGGAAAGTTGTGCAACCTGAAGCACCCCCATCATACGCCAGCATGTAGACCTCCTTGAACTCGTCAAAGCTTACATCATCCCCAACATTACAAGTCTTGCTGCAAGCAGAGTCCACGTAATAGGAGGCTAGATTGAGTACTTCAACGTGTTCGCGGACGCTGACTTCATTTGCTGTACGTCCTTCAACCCCGAATACTCTGTACCCATAGTCGTCAACTCGTTCAACCTTGGGTCCAGAAGGCGTTTGAATAGTGCGGTCATACCCATACGAAAAGACGGGTTCAATACCAGAGCTAACATTATCAGCGCTAAGGCTAATAGTCCCGGTTGGAGCAATACTAAGTAGGTGGCTGTTCCGTATGCCATGTTCTTTAATTCCTTCTCGAATAAAATCGGGCAGGGTATCTGCAAACCCTGATTGCAAAAACTTCTCTTTGTCCAGCAGCGGGAAGCTTCCCTTCTCTTTTGCGAGTTCAATGCTTTCAGTGTAAGCAGCATCACGAACGGTTTCCATTACCTCTTTCAGGACTTCCATAAACCCTTCTGAGCCATATGGGAACCCCATAGCCTCAATAGCATTTGCAACACCTGTGAGACCAATACCCATACGACGTTTGTTCATTGCGGATTCACGCTGTTCTGGTAATGGGTACTCAGCAACATCAATCACATTGTCAAGCATACGTACTGCTCGCATCGTGTCTTGGGACAACAGTTTAATATCAATTCCTCTTACCCCATCCCTTCTGTCCACGACATACTTGACAAGGTTTAGGCTCCCGAGTAGACATGCACCGTGGGGAGGAAGTGGCTGTTCCGCACACGGATTGGTAGCCTCAATGGTTTCGACATACCACAGGTTGTTTTTCTTGTTGATGCGATCAATGAATAGCACCCCCGGCTCTGCCCAATCCCATGTGTTACGCATGATCTGGTCCCACAAAGCACGAGCGCGAACAGTTTTGTACACCTGACCATCAAACACCAGATCAAAGTCTAGGTCTTCTCTGACGCAGTGCATGAAGTCGTCTGTGACACCGACACTGATGTTGAATTGGGTTAGGGTTTGTTCATCTGTTTTGCAGTGAATAAATTGTTCAATATCAGGATGGTCCACTCGAAGGACTGCCATTTGCGCTCCACGTCTGTGCCCTGCGCTAGAGATCGTTTTGCATAAAGCATCGAAGATGCCCATAAAGGATACAGGGCCGGATGCTGGACTATCAAGCGTTTTAATTCGGTTTCCGTTAGGTCGCAACCGAGAGAAATCATACCCAATACCTCCTCCACGACGCATGGTCTCAGCAGCGTAAGCCACTGCATTCATAATTGATGCCATACTGTCTTCAATTGTTACACTAACGAAACAATTGTAGGGTGTAACACGGCGAGTGCTACCAATTGCGGACTGTACACGTCCAGCAGGGAGAAAGCGCTGCTCCAAAAGCATCTGTCTAACGTCATAAAATTCCTCCTGCGTACTAGTCAGGGTCTGGGCAATGCGTGACATTGCTTGCTTAAATGTCTCGCCGTCCTGACGATATTTGGTGGCGTGAATCTCCTCGCTAATAACAAGAGTCGGGCCAAAATGTTTAGCTGTGTGTGTAATAGTGCTCATTTAAGGGTCACCTTTATTGTTCCAAATTGCCAACCATCAAGCTCTTCCAGAAGCTTTTCGACATCTTCTGCGATGCTTTCATCTAATCTGTCATCGACAGGAAGAGGGTACTCATCTCTGTCAATTGAGAACCCAAATGATATACGACCTTTGACGAACTGTTCTCCTGTCACAATTAGTCCTCCAGAAGCTTGCGTAGTTGTGGTAATACAGAGGGATGATCTTTTGGTTTAATTAATTTGCCGTGTTTGTCAATCGTCCCGTTACGAATTTTATCCATGTTGTTTGCATGGACGATACTAAATGCTGTCTCGAATTTATCCTCCATACCATAAGCCATTGTTATTGCATGCAGAACATACACAACATCACAAAGCTCCTTCAAGATTTCATGCCGTGCATGGTCGTAGTCAAGCGCTTCCAATACCTCATCTGTTTCCTCCATGAACAAATGGGTAGCAAGGGGTACGCTTGGCTCTTCATGTGTCCCCAATTTCTCGTTTCTGGCTTTCCAAAACTCTTTCACCTTGCTCACATTTGTGCTGTACTGTGACATCATTTCTTCTTCCTTACCTTATGAGTTGTTAACACTGCGGCGATTAGTGCAACAAGAATAATTGACACCACAAACCACCCAGCCGAAATGATGAATGGTGACATGACAATCCACCATGACCACGTTACAGCCTCAGCGAACTTCAAGATGGTGAAGATTATACCTGTTAACCACAATCCAATATGTATCATTTCTTCTTCCTTCGTACCACTCGTTTGCGTTTTGGTTTCTCTTCTACCCACGATTGAGGAATAGTCCCCTCACACCAAGGTATTCCTAGTTTGTCGCACCACTGACCATATGTAGTTTTGCTTCCCCTGTAAATATAGTTGGTAGGGCGTTGGAAACAAAAGCGAAGGTCAATGCCGGGATTTTGTTTCAAAACTGCTCTAGTCTTGGTGCGATCCTTTGGCAACAGTCTGCCCTTGATCTCAACGTAGATACCATTGTCTAGTTTTACATCAGGCCAGTAATTGTGTTCCACAACATAGGGGATTTTATCCTCTTCATAAGTGTACTTTATCCCACGATTGTCAAGGTCCCCGCATACAGAATCTTCAAACCCACTACGCTTTATTGGCATCATCTCCCTCCCAATTAACTTCTGTGTAATATTCGTCTTGGGGGTTCTTACTTTTTGAGGGAATCTTTGGGCGAACTTGCAGATTAGGCCAACAGGTGTTTCTGTACTGACAGAACCTACAGGATGTCCCCAAAATGCGATTACCTGTCTCCTTTTTGTAGAAGATTTCAGGCTCATCGTCGAAGCACTTTTCAAACGGGGCATTGCCGTTTAACTTGCGAACCTTGTCCTCAAGCTCTTGCCAGATTTGCTGCTCTTCCTCAGCCGACAACTCAAGAGGTACAAACTTAACGTCACCATTACTCTTGTCCATCACGAACCAGCCACCAATTTTGCCAGCACCGCCACGAGAATAGAACACAAGCTGGGGGATGTACCCAAAAGCGTCACCTGACTTCATTGTGTCGCCAGTGTCGAATTTATGGGTGAAGGACCAATGGCTAGCAGACTTTACATCGTGGACATACCCCGCAATGCTAAGATCAGTGTGACCCTTGATGGTGACACCAGCTAAGTCTACGGATACTTCCTGTTCACCTTTTAGATGCTCCCCGTAGATACTCTTCAAAATTGCCATGTAGACAACTTCAACAATGTCCCCCAGCACAAAGTTCAGAAGTTGGCTTGGGTTCAATGGGATACCTTTTGTTCCCATTTTTTCGTGCTGCAATTGACACAGTGGGCGACCAATGTTGCTTGCTCTTAGACGAAACTTCTCAGAGCGGGGAGTGTTGAACTGCTTACGCAAAGCCTCTTTCAACTGCTCCCCTGCCTCCTCAAGAACATCATCAGGAATACCCTGTGACTCTCCAGCCAACACCTCCTGCAAAAAATGGAGGACATCAAGGGTCTGCATGTTTACGTTATTCATTAGGTACTCCTGATGACTGTTGGTTACTGCTTACTAGTACTTGACTCAATGATTGCATCAGCCATTTTGGACAATGCGTCGATGTTATTCTGAGGCAACTCCAGCATGTTAAGTTTATTTAGACGAGCAGCAGTCAGATGCGTCATTACGAACAACTTATTACCATCCACAGAAACCGTTGTTTCAAGGTTCCCTACAGGCGTAGGCACAATGAAGGGGGTTTGTACCTCTTCTGATGGTGCGGCCTGTGTAGCACCTGTTTCAGGCTGTTTACGAGGGCGTCCCCGCTTCTTGGTTGCTTCTTCAGTCATGGTTAGTCATCCTCATTCATGATTTCCACAAATTTAACATCCAGTGCCTTCTCATTGTTCTCTTTATGGGCAGAAAGATGCTCTCGCTGAACCCACTCATTGTGGGCTTCAATCTCCATAAGCCGCTCCTTAATGTGAGGCTTCACCATACCCACATCAACAGAACTCTCCATGTCGATTTTGAACTTAGGAACACCAATCTCAAAGCTACCTGCCATGCCAATATCCAGATCATCAAGTTTAACGACCTTCAGGAAAGCAGGGATGCGTGCCTTAGTGAACTGCTTGAACACATCCTCATAAGCAGGTGCTACACTGCGCGACACATATAAGCTAACAGGCGTCCACTCATCCAAGTCAACAGGCTCGCCATCAAGGGTTTTGCCTTTGCCTCGTACAAGAGCGTGGATTTTGATGGTACGCTTGGCGGCAAGATGCGTTTTACGCTGGGATTCCGTCAGACCTTCAAACTGATCCTTATCCAAGTACCCCATGTTACCCGCGTTGAAACCGCCAGCCGTATCCATGATGTCAACATTGTAGTACTTGTCAACAATCTGGCTTTGGATGGTGTATTCCTCAAGCTGGCTGTCGTACACTCGGTACAAATAACCCTTACCCAAGAAGATGAACTCAACATCATCAGTCAGAAAGGTCTGGCTCCCATCAGCGTAAAACTGATAAGCTGGGTTAGGTGCAGCCTTGTCATTGATCTTGCGCTTCAGATTGATAGAAGCTTTTAGGAAGTGGTCATCGAATGATGCGCCACTTTCAGATGCACTCTGACCAGACAGAGCCATCATTTCTTCAGGGGTCATATTCTCAAAGTCGTCTAGCAATGCCAGTTCGTTACTCATGTATGTTATCCTTCTAGGTTGACTCAAGGGCTGTTGAAGAAGTGTTCTATCCCAGCCAATGACTGTAGTTGTACCACATTTTGCATGTAATGTCAAGGATTATTTTACATCCAAACAAAAAAAGTTACAGATGCATTTTTATCTTGACAAATGAGTAGAAGTGTGGTACAACTATGTATAACTGGTCATATGTTTTCCGCCAAGGAAAATATATGCTCCATCCCTTGTCTACTCCTTAGTATACCCCCATAGTTAGCAGTCTATGTGTCAATCCATTGTCCACCTTCATAGATAGCTTGTTGATCCAACCATGTATCTCCCATGCTCATCTCAAAGTCTAGGGGTACTGATGACAGGTCTAGCCCATAGAACTGTTCCACAAACTGTGTGAAATTGCTGAGTACTTCATGCACAACAGTGGGTACTCGTTGCACCTCATCTGGATGTACATCTATAATGATGCTGTCGTGCACTGTATTGATGAGTAGACTCTTCATGTCTGCTAATGCATCATACAACTTGATTACAGCCCATGGTACAATGTCAGCAGTTGCGAACCCCTGTACTGGGTAGTTCTTGATCTTGGTTGCCTGACTAGCGCCACCCCATTGAGTGCGGGTAACAAATGGGAAGGCATAGAAACGACCTGTTGGCAGAGTGATCCTCTTGGTGCGGATAGCCTCCTCCTGTAGGCTCTTGTGGTACTCAGCCACACCAAAGTACTTCTGAAGGAAGGCAGAGTAGTACGCTTCTTGTCTCGGGGTTCCCTTGGTGCCTCCGTACAGTGGTTTGAAGGTGTCTGCCTTGGCCCCTGTACGTTCGTCCTTGGTGACATCCTCGGGCGCTTTCTGATGCATAATGCTGGCTGTTTGACGGTGCACATCTAGCCCCGCCTCAATGTCAGCAATGATCTGAGCATCCTGTGCCAAAAGACCAGCAGCCCTGAATTCCAACTGCGAGAAGTCAACATCAAGAATCTTACCCCCTTGCCACCTACTTGTGAACACCTTTTTAACAGGGAACGTACCACCCCTAGGGAAGTTTTGCAGATTAGGGCTGCTGCTAGATAGTCGGCCTGTCGCTGTAACAGCCTGATTAAAGTTCCCGTGCATGATGGCATTAGGACGGGTTGACTTCTTGATCCCCTCAATGAAGTTACTGAGGTATGTCTTGATAGCACTGCGGTTCATGTAGTCCCTAAATAGCTGTGCCTCAGTCTCCATGTTGTTGTCTTCTGCTGTTTCTGCCAATGTCTGAACATTCAGCTTCGACAGAGAGAAACCAGCCTCTGCGATCCAAGATGCATCTCTAGGCGTAAACTTCATGCCAGCAATGTCATCTGTTTCCACATACAGGAACCCTTTTGCGTCACATGTCTTGCACTTATTAGGTGCGGGTTTACCATCACGCATGTAAGGAGTGCCATCCTTCTTGTACTTCTGTATCTTACCAGCACCCTCACAGTCGGGGCACTGCTTTGCTTGTGTCTTATACACGAGCCTACATTCCTTGAACAAGGTGTCCTTGAACTCTTGCTTGCTTTGGTTGCGGTTAATAGGAAATGTCTTACCATCACGCTGACCAATGTATTTAGTGGCCCACTTGCGCTTGTCACGAGGCTTACGACTGAAGACAACCTTACTCATGTCTTCCCCTGAGTTTAAGTTGATGGGTGTGTCCCCCATGATAGCAGCTATGTGGCGCATTAGACCCTTGGATAGCTCTGCGAACTGGTTCTTGTAGTCATCCTCAAGACGGTCAAGCTCATCAACATCAACGTGCATACCATCAGATTCCATGTGGGACAGCACCCGACAGAACTCATTCGTCAATTTAACAGTTTTGGTTATCCTCTTCTCTTCATTGAGGATTACCTCTGACTGCATGCGATAAATACCAGCAGTGGCCTCAATGTCTGCATCACCATAAGGCAACAGAATGTTGAGGGGGATTTGGTTAGCAGTGTAACCATCCTTGAACCACTGCTTGACAGCATCATCCTTCAGCGGACCGCCATATTTAGCAGCAGTTTTGGATAGAGACGGCATGGTCATACGCCCTCCTGAAAGGACGTATTCTGTCGTCATGGTATCCCAAATGGGTCCATCATACTTGAACCCTGCTGCCCACAACCACTGCAAGTCGAACTTCAGATTGTGTCCGACAACAAGCTCACAATCATCCAACAAACCTTGCAGTTCCATTTTTGCTTCTAGTTGTTCCTCCACAGACACATCCTTGTGATCATGGCAAAACAACAAATTGCGAACAGAGTCGTCATCCCACTTGTAGTGGGCAGATACAATGTAGTTCTCTGGGTGCCAAGGAGAAAAGTCATTGTCTGTAATTTTGGTCTCCAAGTCCAAAACCAAGATACCTACTGTTGGTTGATTGATCATTGATTCACTCCACACAATGCTAAAATAGTTGCCACTATGGCAGACAGAGGCATACCCGCAAGTATGATAGTCCAGATGATGCGCTCTGTTTTACTTGGATAAATTACGCTGTGCTTTTTCATGCCATGTACCTTCCTGTAGGGATGTCTAGCGTAACGTAGCAAATAGTGCCACTACGCCCATCAATTTTATCCTTTGCCAGATTGATACTCCTGAAGCCATCTGGCTCGGCATCATTGCCGCTTGTGCTTGGCGGATTGCGACCAATCAACCACACACTGTCTGCTTCTGCTGATTTGCCTGTGCGGCTGTCCTTCAGCATGTTGAGGGTGAGGACGAGCCTGTCGGACGCATTGTCATTAAGTTGTGTCCCACCAAACAAAGCAAAGTTGTACTTCTTTGCTAGGTTTCGGCATCGACGATACAACTCTTCATGCTTCAAATCAAGCCTGTCAAACGATCCCGGCATATGGATTTTGTCAAGCAAATCAACAATGACAACATCAGGTTCAGTGATCTTGACGTAGTGCTCCAACATAGCTAAGTCGAAGTCTGTACCATCAACGAGATTGATGTAACCATTCATCTCCTTGACTACTTCCCTGACAGTTTCTGGTTGGTTTACGATGTCATCCTTTGAGACACCTGTTCTGACAGTTGCGTAGCGTCGTGTCATGCGCTCTGCTGCTTCCTCATTGACGACAACGAGAGTGCGTCTTTTCTGATCAAGGAAACCCCCCGGCAGACAACACAGGCTGGCGACAAAAGAGCTTTTACCTGTCTCCACACGCGCGCCAAAGATTACAAATGATCCTTTGGGGACAACAGGGTGCAGAACATTGAATTCAGGGATGGCAATGCCAACACCCTCATGCTCTTTCTCCATGTTAACAATGCGGTCAACACTGAACTCCTCAAAAGAGTTCCACACATCTTCCTCAGACATAGCGCCAGTGTTGCGCTTGCTCGCCTCAATGTAAGCAGCGATGTCCTCAAGATGCTCACGCCAAGCTGCTGGATTGTTT